TCCTTAAGTGCCTGCTCAAGCAGCAACCGAATTGCGGTAGCGCGGTTCATGCGATCACCACGCCAAGAATCCAGTTGCCGCAATAGGTCTGGAGTCAGGCGTATATGCGTTGGATGAGCAAGGCGCACTGGTTTCGACTACGGGCTTGCAAAGCGTAGCAACAACTGCTACGGTTGCAAGCGGCTGCACACTGCCATGACCTACCAACAGTTCCTAGCTTCCAAATCCACTGCAGCACCTGTTGCCGGCTTTGACCCGCAGCAGTTCACAGCGCCGCTGTTTCCGTTTCAGCGGGACATCGTGACCATGGCTTGCCGTGTCGGCAAGTTCTGCATCTGGGCCGACTGCGGCATGGGCAAAACCGCCATGCAGCTTGAGTGGGCGCATCAGGTGCATCAAGAGACCGGCGGCAACGTGCTGGTATTAGCACCGCTTGCTGTTGCGCATCAGACCGTCCGCGAGGGCAGCAAGTTCGGCATCCCGTGCTCATTTGCTGCCACGCAAGCAGATGTCAAGCCTGGCATCACGGTGACCAACTACGAAAAGCTGAGCCATTTTGATCCCGGCAGCTTTCAAGGCGTAGTGCTCGATGAGTCCAGCATCCTCAAGGCATACACCGGCAAGATCCGCAACCAGATCATCGAGTCATTTGCGCAGACGCCATACCGGCTGGCGTGTTCGGCGACGCCGGCACCGAACGACCACATGGAGCTTGGCAATCACGCTGAGTTCATCGGCGTGATGACCCGCACCGAGATGCTGGCCATGTTCTTCGTGCATGACGGTGGCGACACTGCTAAGTGGCGTCTCAAGGGTCACGCAAAGAGCAAGTTCTGGGAATGGGTGTGTAGCTGGGCTGTCACCATCCGCAAGCCATCAGACCTCGGCTACGAGGACGGCAATTTCGTGCTGCCGGCGCTGCAGATCCAAGACTGCACAGTTGAGACGCCGCGGGAGGCAACAGCAGGTGACGACGGCCAGATGGCGCTATTCGCCATGGAGGCTCGCACGCTCAACGACCAGCGCAAGGTGCGCAAGGCATCGCTTGCCCTCCGCGTGGCCGCTGCCGCCAAGCTTGCCAACAGCAACACCGAGCAGTGGCTGGTGTGGTGTGATCTCAACGATGAGAGCAAAGCGCTGACTGCTGCCATTGATGGCGCTGTTGAGGTGTCAGGCAGTGATGGCGACGACCACAAGCGGCAGGCCGCCATTGACTTCCAAGATGGCAAAATCCGCGTCCTAGTCAGCAAGCCCAGCATCTTTGGCTTTGGCCTTAACTTCCAGCGCTGCCACAATGTCGCATTTGTCGGCCTGTCGCATAGCTACGAGGCGTTCTATCAAGCCATCCGCCGCTGCTGGCGATTTGGCCAAGAGCAACCGGTCAATGCGCACATCATCTACGACGTGGCAGAAGGCCGCGTGATCGACAACATCCGCCGCAAGGAAGCGGACAGCATTCAAATGGCCCAATCAATGGTTGAAATCATGAAGCAACAAACAATGGAACAACTCAAAAAGATCCAACGCCAAGTGGCGCCGCATGTCACTGAGCACAAGTCTGGCGACGGATGGGACATGTATATGGGTGACTGCGTGGAGAGCATTAAGCAGCTGGACGACAACTCCATCCACTACAGCATCTTCAGCCCACCGTTTGCTTCGCTCTACACCTACAGCAACAGCGACCGCGACATGGGCAATAGCCGCACGGAGCAGGAGTTCTTTGATCACTTCTCATTCCTAGCCGCTGAGCTGCACCGCGTGATGATGCCCGGCCGGCTGATCAGCTTTCACTGCATGAATCTGCCCAGCAGCAAAGAGCGCGATGGCTTCATTGGCGTGAAGGACTTTCGCGGTGACATGCTGCGGATCTTCCAATCCGCGGGATTTGTGTTCCATAGCGAGGTGTGCATCTGGAAGGATCCAGTCACCGCCATGCAGCGCACCAAGGCAATCGGTCTGCTGCATAAGCAGGTGCGCAAGGATTCAGCGCTGAGCCGCCAAGGCATCCCTGACTACTTGGTAACCGTGCGCAAGCTGGGCGACAACCCAGAGCCGGTGGCTGGACCGTTCACTGAGTTTGCCGGTGAGAACCCACCAGCCAAAAGCGGTGACCCGATCAAGGACTCCATCAATATCTGGCAGCGCTACGCCAGTCCTGTGTGGATGGATATCAACCCATCAGACACGCTGCAATACCGCAGCGCACGCGCCAACGAGGATGAGCGCCACATCTGCCCGCTGCAGTTGGAGGTGATCCGCCGCGGCCTGCAACTGTGGAGCAACCCTGGCGACGTGGTGCTAAGCCCGTTCGCCGGCATCGGCAGCGAGGGCTACTGCAGTATCCAAGCCGGGCGTCAGTTTGTTGGGTTTGAGCTGAAGCCGTCGTATTTCAACTGCGCAGTCAAGAATCTGACCGAGGTTGCCAGCAACCGTCAGGGAGTGCTGGTGTGATGCAACTCCGCCCCTACCAGCAACAACTCATTACCGACATCCGCCTGCAATACCAGCTAGGGCATAAATCAGTCCTAGCGGTACTGCCAACCGGCGGCGGCAAGACCGTGTGCTTCAGCTATATCGCTGAGCAGGCCAGCATCAAGGGCAACCGCGTACTGGTACTGGTGCATCGGCAAGAACTGCTGGACCAAGCCAGCCGCGCCATGCCGGTGCCACACGGCCGCATCAGCGCCGGCAAAGCGATGGATCTATCCCGCACGGTGCAGATCGCATCGGTGCAGACACTGGCGCGCAGGCTGCACCTGCTGCCGCGGGATTTCTTTCAGCTGCTGGTGGTGGATGAGGCACACCACACCACGGCTGGCACATGGGCACGCGTGATCGAGCACTTCCATAACGCCAAGCTGCTCGGCGTGACGGCAACGCCGATCCGCAGCGATGGCCGCGGTCTTGGTGAGCACTATCAGGCGATGGTGCAAGGCCCAACAGCGGAGCAACTGACGGATGCCGGCTACCTCGCTGCTGCCAAAGTGCTGGCGCCACCGGGGTTTGACTCCACCGGCTTGCGTAAGCGCATGGGTGACTTTGATCAGCGCGAGGCTGAGCAACGCGTCGGCACAATCATGGGCGACTGCTTGGGGCATTACCGCAGGCACCTGTCAGGCCAGACGGCAATTGCGTTCTGCTGCTCCGTGGCGCACGCGGAAGCAGTGGCTGCATTGTTCCAGTCGGCTGGCATCGCCGCGGCCAGTATTGACGGCAGCATGGATGCTGCACAGCGCCGCGAGCTGCTGCAAGACCTCGGCACTGGCAGGCTCAAGGTGCTCACCAGTTGCGCATTAATCGGCGAAGGCGTGGATGTGCCGAGTGTCGGCGGCTGCATCCTGCTGCGACCTACCGCATCTGTGGCGCTGCACTTGCAGATGATCGGTCGGTGCTTGCGCCCGCAACCAGGTAAGCGCGCTGTGGTGCTGGATCATGTCGGCAACACACTGCGGCTTGGCCACCATCTGGAACCACGCGAGTGGACGCTAGACGGCATCAAAAAACGCGACCGTGAGCAGGCGCCATCGGTCAAGGTGTGCCCGCAATGCTTTGCCACCAGCGCCAGTGCTGTGCAGGTATGCCGCGAGTGCGGTCATGTGTTCGCGCCACAGGAGCGCCGTGAGCTGCAACAGGTGGATGGCGAGCTGGTTGAGATGGCAGTGGCTAAGCGGCGCGAGCAAGGCGGTGCGCAATCACTAGAGCAACTCATTCGACTTGGCAAGGAGCGGGGATACAAGAATCCCGTAGCGTGGGCGCGCCATGTGTACAACGCGCGTAGTGCCAAGCGAGCAGCAAATCCAGCAAGAGATCCGCATCGCCTGCAGCAATGGTGATACGCGCCTGTTCCGCAATAACACCGGCACACTCAAGGACCAGAGCGGCAGACCGGTGCAGTTTGGCCTGTGCAAGGGCAGCGCTGATCTGATCGGCTGGAAGCGTGTCACCGTCACGCCAGAGATGGTCGGCAGCACGGTGGCTGTGTTCCTGTCTATAGAGGTAAAGACGCCAACCGGCAGGCTGCGCCCTGAACAGCAGCAGTGGCTAGATGCAGTCCAGGCGGCTGGCGGCATTGCGGGCGTAGCGCGGTCGGTCAGTGACGCAGAGGCATTATTAAGAGATGTTGCGCAGGGTTGATTAGGGCGGCGCATGGTCTATACTGAAGGAACGAGGGAAGGGGATCTGCACCTCGCTAAAAACGCGGCCAGGGGGAACAGAGCACACGACCCCGCAATCGAGCTCAACAGGGCCTGAGTAAGCCCGCACCGCCGGTTGGCCCGGCACACCATTGATCCTTGAAAACTGAATACTCGCGGGAGTCGTCCCGCTCCGGTGGTGGCCTTCACCCGGCACCCATGAGTCCCGCCGGGGACTCAACCACCAACCGGAGATCCCATGGACGACATCACCCGCAACGCCCTCGCCCGCGAGGCCGAAACCGCAGCGTTAATCGCTGAGGTGGACGCGGCCTTTGAGGCGTGGAGCCGCTCCACCGAGCAGCTGCTCACGGTGGCCCAAGAGGTCATCGCGTTGGCTGACTCAATTGAGCACGATCTGGGCAACGCCCAGGCCGCGCTTAAGGAGTGGCTCTAAGGGCACCGCCCCTTCGGGGGCACAAGGATTTAGGCCATAAGCCGGATAGCGCGCCCCGGATTCTCATCACCTCAAGCATCATGCGTGCACTGATCACTGCAGCGATCTTGCTGCTGTCGCCTGCTCAAGCCCGGCAGGTGACTGCCACCGTCTACGACGGCTGGTACCACGGGCGCACCACGTACTGCGGCGGCACCTACCAGCACTGGGGCGTATCCGCTGCGCATCCATTCCTGCCGTGTGGCACACGCGTCACGGTGCAACACCGCGGGCGCCTGCTCACTGTGCCGGTCACAGACCGCTGCGACTGTGGGTCGCTGGATCTCAGCGCCGGTGCTGCATACAGACTGGGCGTGCCGCTAGACGGCACCGCAACTGTGTCGATCCGTTACTGAGCTGGGTTGACCACGGCAGCACATGGTGTAGGATATGGGGACAGCAGGCAACCAGTCCTGCACCCCACCCCGAGAACCATGACCAAAAAACACACCCGCCTCACCGAAGCCGAGCAGCTGGCTCGCGCAATCCGCATCCGCGAGCGCGATCTCGCCGAGCGCGCCGCCGAGGAGGCACGCAGCAATGCCTTCCTTAAAACCCTCTGGTGGTTTGACCAGTCGCTGCTCGACGACTGATCCACACGCGGCCTGCCGGAGCCGCACCCAATCCGGCAACCACACATTGCGACCCCAACCATGCTCACAACCGCCTTGCTAGTCATCTGGAAACTGCTGCTGCCACTGCTGGTAGTAGTCGCCGTGATCGACTGGCTAACTGCCTCTGACGATCGCCGCATCCGCGTACTGCGCCGCACTGGCCTGAGTCAGAAGCGCATTGCCGACCGCCTCAACCTGTCCACCTATCGCGTCCGTAAGGCGCTGATGGCATGAACAATCTCAACCGCTTTGCCGTGCTGGCAATCATCTTTGGTGTCTGGGCAATGGCCTATGACACCGGCCGTCAGCAACCTGCCTACAGCCATCACGCCTGTCAAGAGCAACTCAAGCCGTGACTGATTCCGACATCTACTGGACCTTTGCCACCGCCTACCAGCACGGCGGTGGCTTCTTTCAAGCCCTAGCTGCTGCTGGCCTGAAGGCTGATCCCGGCAACAAGCGTCGTCTGCTCGATGCATTCCCTGAGCTGGTCGCTACCTACGGCACCGCCAGCCGGATGCACCGCCAGATGCGTAGCGGGGCAGCAGCGTGACCAGCAACGCCGACTACCACGCCGATCCAGCCGTCAGCGCTAGCCACCTGCACGCAGTGGCTAAGTCGCCCTATCACTACTGGAGCCGCTATCTCGATCCAAAGCGCAGCACACCGGAGCCAACTGCTGCAATGCGGCTGGGCTCACTGGTGCATTGCGCAGTACTCGAGCCAGAGGAGCTGCTGCAGCGCTATGGCGTCTGCGGTCCACGCAATACCAAGGCCGGCAAGGAGCAAGCAGAGCGCATGGCTTCTGATGGCATTGAAGCCGTCACGCAGTCCGACATGGCGTTAGCGCTCAGCATGGCTGCCAGCGTCCGCGTGCACCCTGCAGCAGCAGCACTGCTTGCCCATGGCAAAGCTGAGCAGTCCTTCTGGTGGGATGACGCCACTACCGGCCTGCGGTGCAAGTGCCGCCCCGACTGGTACGACGGCAGCACTGTGGTTGATCTCAAGACCACTACGGATGCCAGCCCCGCCGGCTTTGCCCGTAGCGTCGCCACCTTCCGCTACCATGTGCAAGCCAGCCATTACCTAGCCGGCTTGCACGGTGCTGAGCGTTTTGCGTTCATTGCTGTCGAGAAAACTGCGCCGTACGCGGTTGCGGTCTACGAGCTCGATGCCGCGGCCTTGGCTGCTGGTGACGAGCTACGGCAACATGACATGCGCGTGATTGCTGACTGCCAAGCCACTAAGGAGTGGCCGGGCTACGGCGATCACTGCCAAGCGCTCAGCCTGCCTTCATGGGCATTAACTGCCAACCCAACTATCACATCCGATGACTTCTAGCATCACGCTCTGGACACCAGAGCAAACGCAGCTGATCTCAACCACCATTGCGCCTGGCTGCAGTAATGACGAGCTAAGGCTTTTTGCCTACGCCTGCCAGCGCACTGGACTGGATCCATTCAGCAAGCAGATCTACGCCATCAAGCGCGGCGGCAAGATGACCATCCAAGCCGGTATTGACGGCTTGCGCGCTATTGCCGAACGCACCGGCCAGCTCGATGGCTCTGAAACCTACTGGTGCGGTGACGACGGCCAGTGGACTGACGTATGGCTTGGCAGTAAACCACCTGCTGCTGCTAAGACCATCATCCATCGCAAGGGCAGCCAGCATCCATTTGTTGGCGTTGCGCGCTTTGCTGACTACAACGCCGGCCAAGGCTTATGGGCCAAGATGGGTGCCGCGATGATCGCCAAGTGCTCTGAAGCACTAGCACTGCGTAAGGCATTCCCTGCTGACATGTCCGGTGTCTACAGCACTGATGAGATGCAGCAGGCAGAAGTCGAGCCGGTGACCGTTACCGCTGCACCTGCGCCTGCACTGCCCGCGGGTGATACCAAGTTGTTTCAAGCTGGCAAGGCTGCTATTGCCAAAGCCGACACGCTGGACAAGCTGCAAGAGGTCGTTGCACGCATGGATAAGCGCAAGCCTGACCTCAGCGATGAGCAGAATCAACAGCTCATGGAGTTAGCACTAGCCAGAGAAGCTGCTCTAGCACCCACCACTGAGGATCCGTTTGCTGATGACTGAACCATTCCTCACCACTGATGAGCTGGCAGCACGTTGGGGCATGAAACCAGCAGCCATCAAAAACCAACGTGCACGCGGCATTGGCCCTGCCTACGTCACTGCACCACGCATTGGCCTGCCAGCAGGTACGCCACGCGTTCGCTATCCCCTTGCACAAGTCTTGGCTTTTGAAGAAGCCAATGGCATCACCCCACTGAACTGAAATGAGCCTCTACGCAACCGGCATCGTTCGCATCATCACTGACCCGCAACTGCGCGCCTTTGAATCTGGCACCATGGTTGCCAACTTCGCTGGTGGTATCCAGGAAGGCAAAGACAAAGACGGCAACTGGATCAATAACGCTATTGACTGCGAGATCTGGGGTAAATCCGCTGAGCTGATCGTTGATAAGCTCAAAAAAGGTGACAGCATCCTTGTGACTGGCGCCGTGCGCCGTCAAGAATGGAATGACAAAGAAACCGGTGCCAAGCGCAGCAAGCATGTGCTCAGCATCCAACGCTTTGAATTTATGCCACGCGGCGCAGCAACCACCAGCGAGGAACCTGTGTTCTGATGAATCAAACCACACTTGACATTGCATTCAAGGAGTGGTGGGAGGCGTCCTACGGGCGCCCTCCCGGCACCCATGCAGTCATGACCCACGTGGCATTTGCCGCGCATATTCTTGAACTTTTGGAGCTAATGCAAGATGATCAATCCGAAAACTGAGCAGCGCCGTGATGACTATCTGCAGTGGCTGTATCAGCAAAGCGGCCGCACCTGCAGCACCTACACCGGCCTATATCAACAGCGCATTGCTGACCTGATCAAGCGCGATATGGCAGAGGCTCTAGGTGATGAGTGATCTTGTCAACCATCCTGCGCACTACAAGCACAGCGATATTGAGTGCATCCAGGCCATTAAGGCAGCACTCGGCGATGACGGCTTTCGCGCTTACTGCAAAGGTAACGTCATCAAATACCTATGGCGCGCTGAGCACAAGGGCAATGCCGATCAGGATTACGGTAAAGCCGACTGGTACATGCGCAGGTTGCTGCTGCATGTAGATGAGTGATCCGTTTAAGCGCGGCGAGGCAAACTACGCCGCGTTTCTTACAGAAGATCACGTGCGCGAGCTGCGCCAGTTGCGTGTTACTGGCAGCAGCTACAGCCAACTAGCTGAACGCTACGGCATCGACAAAAAACACGCATGGCGCATCTGCCAACGCATTGCATGGAGCTGGCTGGATTAGCTTCGCACACAATTACCTCAACCAATGACCATCCTCTGCGACTACGAAATCAAAGCGCTATGCACCGACGGCATGGTGCCAAACTACGACGAGGCATTGATCAATCCGGCCAGCCTTGATCTACGGCTAGGCGACACGATCATGATTGAGTCCGCAGAAGACCTCAACATGCGCCCACTCAGCATTGCAGGGCGCACTGCGGACAATCCCTACGAGCTCAAGCCTGGGCAGTTCATCCTTGCTCAAACGATTGAAGTGTTCAACATGCCAGAAAACATCGCTGGCTTGTTCTTCCTCAAGTCAAGCCGTGCACGGGAAGGCTACGAAAACTTGCACGCTGGCTACGCGGATCCTGGCTGGCATGGCAGCGTGCTGACCTTGGAGCTGAAAAACAGCCGCCAGCTTCTACCTCTGCCGCTGTGGCCTGGTTTGAAGATTGGTCAGATGGTGTTCTTCCGCATGAGCCAGCAGCCAGTGGCTAGCTACGCCGAGGTTGGTCATTACAACTCAGATCTCACGACGACGCCCTCGAAGCAGTTCCTCAGCGGCATCTAGGTGCCACTGCTCTAGGCCAGTCCGCAACGCTGCAGCCGCTTCCTGCGCAAGCCAGTGGATTTGAGACCGCTGGCTTGCCTCTTGCTCGGCTATCAACAGTGCATATTCCAGCAGTCCGCCCCAATCTGCTGCAGCATGTAACGCACGTAGCTGCGCAGCATTGGCAGCACCGTGGAATTGTGCTTCCATTGTATGCACTAACGGATTTTCCATGTCTGACGCTATTGGCGACTACCTGAACAGTATCGCGCGGTATCCACTTTTAACACCGCAACAAGAGATACAACTTGGCCGCCGCGTCGCAAAGTGGAGAGAATTAAAGGATCTTGAAAGACCTTTAACAACACAAGAACGCCGTGAGCTACGTAGCGGCGAACGCGCACGGCAAAAGTTCATGCAATCCAACCTTCAACTGGTGGTGCATGTCGCACGCAAGTACAGCAAGCGCAACACGCAAACGCTTGACATGCTGGACTTGATCCAAGAGGGCAACATCGGTCTTGCGCGTGCTGTTGAGCTGTTTGACTACAGTCGCGGTTACAAGTTCAGCACCTATGCCTATTGGTGGATTCGTCAATCCATTGGGCGCGCCTTGATTCAATACGATCCAATCATCAGGCTGCCGCTTGGCGTGCATGAAATGCTGATCAAGCTAAACAAAACAGCACAGGCATTTGCGCAAGAGCACGGACGCACAGCGACCATAGCTGAACTTGCAGCGGTGCTTGATGTGACTCCCAAGGTGATATCTGACACATTGCAGCAGGCTTATCGTGTCACAAGCCTTGACAAGCCTGCGCAAGATGAATCATCTAACATCTTGGACATCATCGCCGATCAAAGGCAATACGATGTTGAATATGATTGGCAGCTTGAAACTGTACGTGACTATTGCGATGAACATTTAGATGATCGCACACGTGAAATCATCTACGCACGCAACAGTCGCAATCCGGTGCCGTGGAATGATCTAGAGAAGCGCATGGGCTTATCGCGTGCACGCATGTGCGAAATACAAAGGCGTGGCATAAGCCGCCTTCGTATGCTGATAGGCAACCCGCTGGCAGGCACCCCACTTGGCGCCAACAATACAGAAAGTCGGGAACGTTTGGAGAGTCTGTCTGGCGGGAATGTGTAAAGACCACCAGCAAGAATGGCAGGCTAAGGTGTTCTATCATCAGATGCTTGAATCCAGTGCAGCACAGCAAGCTCACGATCTAGCAGATAAGAATCCTGCTGATTGAACCACTGCTGCCATTCTTCGCTTCCTTTATTTCGATTGCATGGCCTGCAGGCTGGCACAAGATTAGTCGTCACAGTAGCGCCGCCTTTATGGCGCGGCTTGACGTGATCCAACGTGTCGGCCAGGTCTCCGCAGTAAGCGCATTGATGCTCCCATGCTTCAAAGATCTGCTGCCTGAATTTATGTTTTGCACTGCGTTTTGGGATGAGGTTTGCGCCATCAATGCAGTGATCCACGCAGTGGGCCTTGCTGCCTACAGCTTAAGCGCATGGTTTAGTATTGGAGTGCCCCGGCGAGTTCCAGCTCCCGGGGCGCGACCAACTCAACCATCTGAGCTGATGACCAGCATTGTAAGGGCTACTGAGCCTTGGGAGTATTACTGCCGCAAAGTTGCGATTAATCATCCGTCAAAATGTTGGGAATGGATGGGTAGCTGCGGAGCGCCCGGCTACGGCAATTGGGGGCTAGGCGGTGTGCAAGGCGCTCATCGAGCGACTTACAGGCTGTTTTATGGTGAGCCGTCCAATATGGTTTTGCACAAATGCGGCAATCGTCGTTGCTGTAATCCGAATCACCTTTACGACGGGACATCCCAGCAAAACCGTAGGGACGCGGAATCCCATGGAATGGCTCCTGTCGGCAGCCGGCACGGTCAATCAAAGTTGACGGAAGGGCAGGTTTTAGCCATACGGAATGACAATCGGCAAAGAAAAGTTATTGCTGCCGAATATGGAGTTAGTCCCACGGCAATTACTAACATCAAGCGGCGAAAAACTTGGGCGTGGCTTTAGGCGTAATCCCAGCGCACGCGTGGCCTGCCGCGACGCATTCCTAAATGCACGAATCCTTTAGGTGCGCCGTAGCCAAGTGAATGCGGCCAGTTAGCGTCGCACCACTCTTGCACATGGTTGATGTTGACTTCACGGATGTAGAAATCAACAGCGCCAACATCAGGTGCATCGTATAGATGCTCGCTGCCACTGGAGCCGCCTACAGCTGCATTGATGGCACGCGGGCGGTATCCACTGGTGATGACTACAGGCTTGCCGCCAAACTTGACGCGTGCACGCTCAAGGAATGCGGCTAACTCTGCTGCTGTGTCGAGCTGATATTGATGATCAAACCGCCGTGCCTCTTGGAACAAGGCAAACTCACCAAGCTGTATGTGCGGCGTGATGCGTGCGGTGAATGCACTATTGGGCGACAGCTTGGCGGGATCCTGCTGTTGCTCACCAGTCCACAGCCGGCCTTCTGCGCGGCGGCGACGCAGCAATCCTGCCTCTACAGCACTACCTGGGTTGCGGTACAACTCCATTGCTGCTGGCACAGCCGCCCAATCCTTGCCGGCAAGGCATTTGCTGATGGTTTCAAACCCAGCGCCGCCGTAGAAGCCAGCGCCAAGATTGTAGGCAAAGGAGATCAACGCGCATTGCTTGTTGCCCGTCATCTCATTCCAAAACGGCACGCTATTGCGCAGTTTTGCTGCGATGTGCTCAACCTCAAGCGTCAGCAACTGATCAGCATCAATCACGGTGATCTTGTCACCGCGTTGTACCTTGCGGCCATCTGGGTAGCGCGTGGTGCCGTAGCCGATGGTTGCCACTTCCCATCCATGCAGCGGATCAGGATAAGCGCTGAGATGCACGCCTTCGAACTCTTTAATGAGCTTTATGGCTGGCTCATAACTGTGCAGCTTGCCGCTAGCCTGCCATGTCTTATACCACGGCTGATCCTTGCTGAAGACTTGCGGCGCAACCTTTACTAGCTCAGTTTCTAATTCAGAGATGGCAGCCATTTGATGTGGCGTGCCGTGCTTGTAATACTTAAACAGATCGGTCAGTTTGATCATCGCTTAACCAATGGAGTGACAACACCAGCAAGCACTTCAATAGCCCTATAAAGTTTGACCGCAAGTTTGGCGGTTTTTCTTAGTGCTTTGTTGTCTTTAGGGGTAGGGGTCAGATTGACCACAATCAAAGCGACGCCATGAATGGCGACCGCCAAAGCAATGTAATCAGCAAGGCGATCCATAATTAGCGAGCCCGCGGCTGTGCTTCTAGCTTAGATACCCTTTGCTCAACCGTATTTAACCGCGTAAAAGTCTCCTTGCGGTCTTCTTTGATGTCAGTGTGGAGCACTTCTAGCTGCGTAGCAATGTGCTCCACGGCGCTAGTCAATCGGATCACAGCATCCCGCGCTTCATCATTGCGGCGGCTAAAACCCATTGCGCCCATAGCGGCAACGGAGATCGACGCCCCGGCAACAGCAGCGATCAGCTCGATCATGCCAATAGCTTAGCCACCTGCTAAGCTTGGCACCTAAACCCTTTTGAGGCGTTTAGGCGATCCGTAGTGGCAGGCTGCGGCGAGGCCGGCACCGCGTGAGGACCGGCCACCTGCCACCCTATTCACCAGGGCACACCAGCTGCCTTGGTTGGATTGCGCTGCTGATCAATCTGTTCCTGCAGGGCGTCTTCAATCTCGGCAACTTTTTCGTCACCGCCGAGCGCTTCCTTGACCCATCCGATCACTGTCTCTTCCTGAAGCTGGTTGTAAGGGATCAGATTCTCTGGGCGCTCAAAGCCGATAGATCCATACGCCGAGCTGGAATAAGTGCCGTCATTGGCCGACACTCCATAATGAGCCACGAACACAAAACCATCGTCGATCTCGCGCTCGAGGGTGTTGATACCCCAAACAAAGTTGGTGGCCATAGTAAGAACCGTGTGCAGTTGTAGGTTAGTAGAGTTGCAACCTGTTGAACAGGCCGGTTGCCCGCCTTAGTGACGTGCCCTGGCCAACTTCAAATTTGAGTCAAATTAGAAGGTGACTAGTGAAGGTGACTACTGGGCTTCAAGCTCGTCTGCGATGGCGAGGAGTTCGTCAGCATCACACTTCCACACATCATGGTTGTGGTGTTGCTGGGTGTGGGCAACAGCAGCTCGCAGAGCGGCGGCAATCTGAGCACGACGCCTGTCGTAAATGTTCCATTTGTCGTTAATGATTTTCCAAAAAGCGTCATCAACTGCTTGAGCAGCGGGTGAAAGTTCAGACATAGAAGTGGAAGCGACTA